CGGGTTGCCGCGGCTGCTACTGCTGGATCGAGACCGTGGTGTTGGCCAGCTTGGGCTGGCGATACAGGTCGATCAGCACCTCATCCAGAATCGAAGACGCCCCGAACGGACGCGGATCGTTGAGGATCGCCACGACTGCCCAGGTGTTGCCATTGCTGTCGCGGCTGAAACCGGCAATCGCGCGAACGGTGTTCAGGGTGCCGGTCTTGATGTGGGCCTCGCCCAGTAGCGGCGTACGCTTGAGGCGTTTGCGCATGGTGCCGTCAAGCCCTGCCAGCGGCATCGAACTCATGAATTCGGCGGCATACGGGCTGCGCCAGGCGGCCTGCAGGATAATCGCCATCTCGCGGGCACTGACCCGCTCCGCACGCGAAAGACCCGAGCCGTTCTCCATGACCAGATGCGGCGCGGTAATGCCTTTTTTCGCCAGCCACTGGCGAATCACCCGCTGCGCGGCCTTGCCGTCGTCACCATCGGCTTCGTTGCGGAATTCTTCGCCCAGGCTCAGGAACAGCTGCTGGGCCATGGTGTTGTTACTGAATTTGTTGATATCGCGAATGACTTCGACCAGGTCCGGGGAGAACGCCTTGGCCAGCAGCTTGGTGTTGGTCGGCACGACGCCGACGCGATCCTTGCCCAGAATGGTGCCGCCCAGTTCCTGCCAGATGGCCCGCACCGCGCCTGCGGCGTAGGTCGGGTGGTCGAGCAGCGACAGGTAGGTCTGGGAGTTGCAGCCGTTGCCCAACTGGCCAGTCACGGTCACATTGACGCTGCCGTCAGCCTGAGTCACCGGGTTGTAACGCACATCGCCCGTGCATTGTTTCGAGGCAATGGCCTTGACCTGGTTATCGACACGAATGGTGGCAATTGGCGGCTCCACAGACACGAGGATTCTGCCGTCATCGTTGCGCGTCACAAAGCGCAACGCCTTGAGGTTGACCATCAATGCGTCGGGTTTGACCAGAAACGGCTTGTTTTCATCGTTGCCGTCGTCATTGAACTCAGGCAATTGCGGCTGCACGAAATGGCTGCGGTCCAGCACCAGGTCGCCGGTCACCTGCTGCACGCCATTGGCGCGCAGGTCACGCATCAGCAGCCAGAGCTTTTCCATGTTCAGCTTGGGGTCGCCGCCCCCCTTGAGGTAAAGGTTGCCGCGCAGCACGCCGTTGCTCAGGGTGCCGTCGGTGAAGAATTCGGTTTTCCACTGATGGGTCGGGCCGAGCATTTCCAGCGCGGCGTAGGTGGTGATGAGCTTCATGGTCGACGCCGGGTTCACCGACACATCGGCGTTGAACACGGTGGGTGTGCCGGGACCATTGAGCGGCAACATGACCAGCGAGAGCGCATCATCGCCAAGCTTGCTGGCTTTCAGGGCCTGCTGAACCTTTGGGGGCAGCGTGGTGTTGATGACGGCGGCGTAGGAGGGCAGAGCCAGTGGCAGAAGCATCGAGGCGAGCAACAATGGACGGAGCGATTTGATCATTGAATAAAACCCTACTGCAAAGAGGGGGATAAAAAAGAGGGCATGGATGAATTCCCTCGGTAACTTTTTCGTCGATATCGGCAACTATAGTAGTGAATGCGCGGCGATTTTTTTGTAACACCGAATGCCACGCATGAAACGAGCCGCATTATGCCCCAAGCGGGGCAGGCTTGTGACGTGGGGCACCCCAGTTAACGCTATTTTTTATCGAGCCCGCTTGCATGGCCCCGAAAATGGTCTGTGTGCGTTGTACACCGCAATTGTCGGGCTTTTAAGTCGCCAAGCTGGTAAAGTGCCGCCCGATATTTATTGATGAGGATTGTCCCATGGCCACTAACCGCTCCCGCCGTCTGCGCAAAAAACTATGTGTGGACGAGTTCCAGGAATTGGGTTTTGAACTGAACCTGGACTTCAAGCAAGAGCTGGATGACAAGGCAATCGATGCGTTCCTTGATGCTTTCCTGAAAGAAGCAATGGAAGCCAACGGTCTTGGTTATGTGGGCGGCGACGACTTCGGTCTGGTTTGCCTGAGCAAGCGCGGCTCGGTCAGCGAAGAGCAGCGTGCTGCTGTTGAAGCCTGGCTCAAAGGCCGCAGCGAACTGACAGAAGTTACTGTCAGCCCGCTGATCGACGTCTGGTACCCGGAAAAAGAAATCAATCCGGCCGCCTGATGTAACAGGGAAGCAGGCCAACGCCTGCTTCCCTGGCTGTTCCTCCCCCCCGTTAAAGCCCGCCGTTTCAACGTTTTTTACGTCTTCTCCAGCGCTTTGCAGTCAGGTCTTCGCCTGTTGCAGCATCAGCGCGTCCTCAAGTTCGATCATCGCCAGTTCGACAATCTGCTTGCAGGTGTGGAAATGCTCATCCGGCACGTCCGGTTCGCAGGCCAGTTCAAGCGCGTCACAGGCCCGTACCACGCTGGCCGCACTGATAATGCGCGCAGCGCCCTTGATTCTGTGGGCCAGCTCACGTGTTTCGATACGGTCGTTGTCAGGCATCAGCCTGGCGAGCACCAGCCGATCTTCATGGTTGCTGTGTTGCAATTGCGTGATCAGGCGCTCGACCATTTCCGGGCGGTTGCCGGTCAGGCTGCTGATGCTGTCTAGGCTGAACGGAGGATGCGCACGTGCCAGTGGAGAGATCGCCGTCAACCGCTCGCTGAGCATCGACAGGCTGATGGGTTTGAACAGGCAGTCGTCCATGCCTGCTGCGCGACAGCGCTCGATCTCGTCAGGCTGGGCATTGGCCGTGAAACCCCACACGGGGCAGCGTGGCTGCTCCGTCACGCTTTCATGAGTGCGCAGTGCCGAGGTCATGTCATAGCCGTTCATGATCGGCATGTTGCAGTCGGGAACATCACGATGGCGTAACTAATTGATTTTAAAGGGCATAAAATCCTCCCCAAAACTCCCCCAATATATCCCTAAAACGAATCACGCGACGTCGATCCACTCAGACCCGCGACCATCCTTGTACATCTCAGTCATCGCTGCGTTGCGGTGACCCAGCAGCTTCTGAGGATCACGGCCTTCTGCCGAATGGAGTCGTGCAGCAAGCGAGCGCATTTCGTGAAAGCTTGGCGGGTTCTCCCCAAGGTCTATTCCGAGAGCTGCGGCACCCTTGTCCCTGGCCTGAGCGAACGCAAGAGTCAACGTGGTCAGCTTTATTGGGCTCCCTGCTTTTGCAACTGCGACTGTCCTCGTGTGGTGGACCAGGTGCTTTGACAAAACCCTGTCTCGGCACATTCGCACGACGCTCGACAGATCAAGGTCTATCGCCTCGAGTCTGAGGGCCGTGCTGATCCGCAGACGAGCGCCGGTCTTTGATTGAACGACGTGCAAGAAGCCGTCGTACTCGTCCTTGAACAGCATCGAAGCAATATCATCCCTGCGCTGGCCCGTTAGCAGGGCAAGCTCCATTGCTCTTTTCAGCCAAGGTCTATCGGTAGCCGCATGCGCAGCTTTCCAGAGCTCAAGGCTCAAGCGTGAGCGTTTCACCTTTGAGCGTGCCGCCTTCGTCGCATCAACCGGATTCAGGTCGCACCATCCAGCTGCAATGGCTTCGGTAAAAACATCTCGCAGTAGCGACCGTAAAGCCTTGGACATTGGCGCTTTCCCTGCCTTGGTGAAGGTCGCGAGAAATGTAGCAATATCCATCGTCCGTATGCTGCGCAAGTATCTGCTACCGAATGCATCTTTGAGTGCTTTGAGCCTACTTTTGATGCTGCGAGTCGTATGCGAGCTCAATCCTCTTTCTGGGTAGATCAGATCGTACTCAACAAGCCAATCGGCAAATGTTCGGTCCTGCTCTGCAATAGGCTCGGCAAGACGCTCTCGCAGCGTCGGCTTAAGCACATCGGCATGATTAGCGGCAACAGCCTCCATGATTGCTGCCGCCTTGTCCTTGCCCAGGCCAAACATTCGCCCGGTAACCGGATCTCGGTATGTGTAGTAGGTGTGCCCGTTACGCTTATCGGTTTTACGGTAAAGGTTGGGCGGCAGGTCTTTCGACCCAGCGTTACGCGGCCTTGGGACCATTACGTGCACTCTCTATTCGGCTTATCAGGCTGCCGCCCGTAATACGGACAACGGGTTTTTCAGGCTCGCTGTATTGCGCCTCGGCTTCGACATAATAGCTGCGGCCATGCTTCACAGGCGCTGGCGCTATCCGGCCTTCGCGGGCCCACTTTCGCAGTGTGTTTAGACTGGGCGGCGTCCGGAACTGGTCTGCCGCCCACTCGTCGAGGGTAACTTTGCTCATGATATTGCTCCGGGCCGCGTTGGGCGGCGGAAGGGGTTACAGATTGACGGTTAGGCTGCTCGGATCGAACGGCTTGCCTTCGGGGTCTGGCACCAGTACGGGTACGTGCTGACGGATGAAGTCGTCGAAGCATTGAGGGCAGTAAACGGCGCGGGTCGTAATAAGCTGGCCGTGCCCCTTGTAATCGCACTTCGGGCACTTGATCGCGGCAGGGATGATGTAGGCCATTTGCATGGTAGGCATGTGGAGTCCTCGCCCGCCGATCACCGGCAGGCTCTGTAGGGAAGGATTATTGAGGTGTCTTGCTCAGCACGGCGTCAGCCACTTTCATGGCCGCCTGCGCATCGTTGACGTAGGCGGGATCGAAGCCGCCGCGCAGGTGGATGGTTGCCTGGCATGCGCGGAGGTTTTCTCGTGTGAGCTTTAGTGCTGCCACCAGTTCTTCACGCAACTCCGCCTCGGCGCGTCCAAGATCATAGAAGCGCTCACCCCAGTGGCCGGGAGGTGGTGGATTCGTGCCTTGAAAGCCAAACCCCATCGCGCCCACTGCCGCATCCAGAAGATCGCGTTTGTACGCGTTGTCTCCGTCAATGCTCAGACCGTTTCGGCGGAGAGCATCAAAAGCGTTGTTCAGGTTCGCTTCCGGCGATGGCAGGACCAGGTCGAAGTCGTCACTGCCTGGGCGAACAGCGATTACGAACAGCTCGCAGTCGAGTGGGAGTTGCACGGCAATGTCAGGAAGGGCATTTATGATTGCTTCGCGCAGGTGGTGCTTTGGACTGGCCATAAAAATACCTCGCCCGCCGATGCGGCAGGCTGTAAAGGGAAAGGGGATATCAGGCAGGTGTTGCCGATCACTGCTATCGTCCAGGCAGCCAGCAGGAGCTGGGGTAGCATCAAGGAGATGCATGGTCATGGAATGCACCACAACCACGAACGAGGTTTACGGGCCGTATAACGCCAAGCTGGGTCAGCGCGGTGCTGACGGCAACATTTGGTCGGGCAGAATTCTGATTTTCAGAATCATCGACGACCGGGTCTACTCAATGCACGAGCAGTACCTGGGCCGGCTCAAGTACGGTATGGCGATGACTGACAGGGGAGAGCTGATCTTTATCGTGCGGTAGGCTCACGGCGTCACGCGCTTGAACTCGACGACCCAGACCCACGGGTTCGATCGCCATGAGCCGTCGCCGTTGATCATCGTCCAGAGCCCGGCGAACAGTTCCTGTGGCGAGTAGTCATTTCCGTCTGGGTCGATGTCCTGTTTACAGTTCATGACGCCCTCGGCCAGTGCCTGCTCTTCGCATATGTCCTGCAATCGCTCGACGCGCACGTCGGTGATTTCCAACAGGATGCGGCTGGCCCAGCGAGGGATATGGATGGATGGGCGCCACCGGCCTTCTTTGCCGCCGAGCAAATCTTCTGACCAGCAGGCAAATTGGTAGGGCTTCGAGCGCGGATCGTCGTAGTTAAATGCGCCGTCCTCATCAAGGAAGCTGGCATCTTCCATCAAGTCGCGCACGTCGGCGTCTGCTCGATACGCGATGCCTGGTGCGCCCTGCAAATTCACATCTGACCACGTCTCTCGCACCCACAGCCGGTCGCTCGCCTTGCCGTATGGGCATTTAGGCAGGGCTGCATAAGGCTGGGATCCGGTAGGCAGCCACCAGTCGTGGCTATGGCCAGAATGACGCGACTCAAGTGCTGGCTTTACGGACCACGGCCCTTCGCAGTACTGCGGCTTTACCACTCGCCGCGTAACCGTCTTCTGGCCGGACAGGATGGCGCGCACCATCGGCGCACTGAACAGGATCGGTCTTTCCTTGGCCTGGGTCATGGCGTCACCAGCCGCTGCGCCCACTGCACGTATGGGCCGTCGTCCGTATCGAAGATGCCCAGAAGAAACCAGCCGGGCTCAGCGGGTGCTTCAGGCTCCCAGCCGAGGCAGTTAGCTGCTCCTTCTTCCCAGTAAGGGTGCGATTCAAGTTCGGCATCCATGTGCCAGCCGACCACCTTCAACTGCTGGTCATCAAGCCAGGCTTTGTAGGCGGCATGGTCTTCATCGAAATTCGGGATTCCTGGGTGATACCAGTAGCCGTCCTCGTCGCGAGTGACTTCGACGGGGCCTATCAACTTTTCTTCGGGCATGACTTCGTCCTTGCCGCACACGCGGCTGACATTGAATTGATTGAGAGGGGGGGTTAATGCGGGGTGTTCAGCTTGGCGACTTCATCAAGGCAGGCGTTCCAATTCTTGGCCTCGCCAACCGCCGCTGCATGCTGGTCAGCGCTTTCAAACTCGTCACGTGCGGGTAGGTCAAGGCGTTCAGGCATCACCACCTTCGCCGTGGCTGGCTGGGCGTGGCGATCCGGGTACACTCCAGGGAGCGGAGACATCGCCGGCTTCGCGGCCTGCTTGGCGCGGATCTGATCTACCTTTGTCCAGATGCGCGCCAGCTCGGTTTCGGCAGCCGAATGCATATCCAGTTCATTCGCCAAACACAGCGCCGCGAGCGTGACCATTACGCCGCCGACTTCTTGGGCGGGCTCCCCGATTGACCGGCCGTACACGTAATCCACGAGCTGGTGCGCTTCGTCTGCCGTTGCTCCGCCCGCCTGAACAAGCTCAAGAGCCTCTTCGAGAAAACGATGATTGCGCTCTTGGCGATCCGACGATATTTCAGCGCCGAAGCACGCCTCCATCCACGGCTGAACGCGAGGTTGGAACGGCTCGCCCTGCTGGTCGGCTGGCAGGGCGCGGCGATTGAGAATCTCAAATAGCTCGGGTCCGAAGTCAGCTATCTGGTTAACATCGATCAGGCGCTGGCGCATACGCTCCAGCAGCTCACGCGACACACGCACGTCGTTCGGTTTGTTGGTCATGACCAGCCTGCCTCATTGATTTGTAGCGTGAGTTTCAAGTCAATCGCCTGGAGCAAAACCTTTCGGTGGGCGATTGCCTTGTCCAGGTCATCCCTCGTGGCCTTGAGTCGCTCAGCCATGCACACCAGGCAGCCAGCCTCACCCAGACCTTTTTCGTACCATGAATTCGGCTGCTCGAATCTCAGGTCATGGATCGTGCAGAGCATTACGTTGACGTCGGTCATGCCGGCTCGCTCCCGGCTGGGTTGGACAGGGCGGCATCGATCTTCCTGCAATCTTCTGCGCTTACGTCGCCGCTGCCCCATGCAAGGCCGAGCATTCGATGCAGCGCATCACCCCGCGCCTTGAGCTGGTCGCGCTCATCGATTGCAGCGTTGTAAAGCCCCTCAAAAGATTCTTCTTTCAGTTGCTCAATCATTGATTCCTGAGCCATTGTTGTTTCAGATAATGTCTCCGCCTCGGCCTTGAGCTGGTCGCGCTCTTTCTTGTAATCGTTCATGTGCTGAACAATCAAAGCGCCTCCTGCGCGCAAGTGCTCAATCTCGGCCTTTAGAGGGGCGAAGTGGGCGCTGACCCGGCTAACGGCGCGATCAATTCCCGCTTGAATAAACGGTGGAGGCGGCTCGTTTGCTGGCGGGCTCGTACTCGTCACTGCCGCTATCATGCCCATCAACGCTTCGGTCACGATCCGTTGCAGGCCAATACCATCAGGAACGCCGCCGAGCGCTGGCGGTTCGCGTTCTGCGGCCTGCTGCTCAAAGTAAGTCTGTGTAACGGTGCGCATCTGCGTGAAAACTCCGCAGGGGCCGAGCTCTTGAACTTCGTCCTCGATGCGACTGAACTGGCTACGAAGCCAGCCCGGTATTGGATGCTTGCTCATGATTTTTCCCCTGTGTATTCACGCCAAGCGACCTTCACGCCGTTGACCAGAAAGCCCCAGTCGCCTTTCCAGCGGCTGGTGATGAAGAGCGTGTACACGCCGCCGGGCGACACTTCGTCGATGCGGTGGTATTCGCCGTGGTTGAGCCGTGCGGTGTCGCCCGGCATCCGGTCGATGTACCCGGTGAGTTCCATGGCTGTGCCTGGTGGAAGGCCTGCATCAAGCAGCCTCTGTTCCGTGTACCAGCCACGCAGGATCACCGTGCGCGCATTCCACGGGTGGTCGTGCAGGTCCCGGTCGGCGTCAGGCCGCATGATGTGGTGCACGCGGATCGACCAGGGGCACCAGCTGATGCGGCCGAGGTGGGTCTCCCGGTCGTAGGCGTTGAACAGCCACCAGCGGCCCATGTACACCTCTTGGCCATCAGCTGACTGTATGTGCAGGTATGGGGTGCGCTTGGCGCGGGTGATGAGCCAGGCAGCGATTGCCGGGCGCGCGAGTACCTTGGCGAGCAGTCGCCAGAAGAGATTGATCATGATTACTCCGGGTTTGGCGTCGGTGATTGGCGGTTCGTGATCCATTCCGTCACGCTTGGAGTCACCATTAGCGCTGAGTGCTGATAAGTGGCGCTGAGCAGCAAATCCATAAGTGCCCGTGCTCTGCTTTCGAGATCGATGGGTGTAGATGGGAATCGCGGGTAGTTCAGTAGGCCAACGGTGTAGCCCGATTCCTCGCCACCGGTGTAAACAAAGGTGGTCGGTTGTATCGTTACGCATAGCCCTTGGCGCAGGCATTCAGCCCGTATCACTTGTTTTGCCACTTCGATCGGGCCAGAGAGGTGCAGTTCGATCCAGTAGGTTTCTGTGTTTCGGGAATTCATCGGTCATGATCTCGCTATAATGTCGGCCTCAGCCATTTCGCAAAAGAATGAGCACGCCGGCAATTTTTCGTTGCGCCTGATAGGGCCATCGCCGAGGTCCCTGAGCGAGAACCTTTCCTCGGTTTTTCGGTTTCGATGCAGGTAACTGCCTGGGCCTAATTCATCCTGCACCGCACAAAGCTCTTCGAATTGCACGGGAAAGTCCTGCCGGATGGCGCGGTAGTAACCCTCGCCACCTTTCACGCAGCCGATGCAGTTGGCGTTGTCGTAGCCCATCCGGTACATGAGAGGCAGCTCGATGCCTGCGCGCTGGATCATTGCCTTGCAATCTTCTTTGCCGAGACCGCGCTCAATCAGCGGAGCGATGACTGGGCGATCTGGGTTCCGCTCTCTGAAGTCATCAAGTCGGTCGACTTCTTCTGCCGTGTAGCCGAACACCATGACGTCACCTGGCTGTTTCCAAGAATCGAGTAGGCGGCGCTTGAGCAGCTTCGTACAGGGAGCTCCGTACTGGCTCTTCATGAAGCGCTCTCGGCGAAACACTTCGATGATGTCGGCCCCGTATTTTTCATCCCGCAGCACCGTCACTTGTCGCCCAAACCAAGCCTCGCAGTCGGTCAGAAAGCGCCGATTGTCTTCATGCTCGTTGGCCAGGTAGGCGTTGAGGATCTGCACGTCATGAGTTGCGCCGTAATCGGCCAGGGCCAGTTTCGTTGCCACCGCCGAGGCAGCACCGCAGCTGAACTGGCAGACAATGCGCGGTAAATGATCAGGCATAGTTCATCCTCGCCGGGGTGGCGTGAGTCGTTGAAGTGAGGTATTACTGCTTTATTAATTTGAAGCGCAAAAAGTAGGATGATTTATGGAGTATCTGCTAACTGCAAACGTGATTCTGGTGGTTGGGGTGGCAATCAAGGAGTTTGCCCTTCCGTACTTCGGTTCCTATGTTAAGTGGAAAGCACGAAATTTAGCTAATATCGAGGACTCAGGTCAGCTGACACGAATCGTGGAAGGTGTGAGGGCCGAGTTTGCGAAACCTTTGGAAAGCTATAAAAGCGAGCTTATTCATCAGCGGACAAAAGCAGACTGGCAGCGTGCTGAATATAAAGAAAAAATACTAATATTTCAGAGGCTTGCAAGACTGATGGTTTCTTCGTTGACACATTTGCAACTTCACCACACGATAACTTCTGGGGTCTATGCTTCTTTAGCTATGAGCCGTATTGCAAATATCGACGCCGCGTACAAGAAGCTATGCCTACAGACTCATAACGAAAATCTCGTAAAAATGGAGGATCATTACCTAGTCTGGAAAGATCTGATCGTTGATTTAAAGGCCGTTACCTATGAGGTTGATATATTTTTTACTAATAATTCTGCTAGCCAAATTCGAGAGTTCGCCCTTTTTTTAGAGCAGCTAATCGTTCCTGCAGTGATGTCAGAGCAACTGAGTAATGCCGCCAAAAAACTCAGTCATGAGATTTCTGATAGAGACGTTTTGCGCGAAAAGCTTAGGGATATTTACGATGCAGAATGGTTCCACAAAATTCCTAGTCAGCGGGCATCCGAAGTAATTAACGAGCTACGAGATCATTTGCGCACCCAGGCAGATTCGTTTCATTAAGGCCGCTTTTAGGCATGCTCCTGCCGAGGCGTTCAGCGCAATAGGTGAGGGTTACGCGGCCTTGGCGACTGGTTCGGCCAATGCTTGCTGAACAGCTTCAACAATACGCAGCAGATAGTCGTATTCGTGGTTGCGCTCCACGGCGCGCTCGCCGACCGGGTAATGCCACTCATCACCAAACAGGTCCGTCAGAAAATCGCTGTATTGCCAGCAATCGTTTTGGGTTTCGATACCGCTCAGGTCTTCGATGCGGTCCCAAAGATTTCTGGCGTCTTCTGCGTCCAGCGAACCATTCTCCCAAGTGTGCATATTCCGATGGCGGCGGCGCTCGATCACACATTTGGCGGCCAGCGCCTTGAGCGCATTACCGCTGAACCGCGTGCTGTCGAGTCCGCGGCTCAGGCAGTTGAGAACGTAACCTGAATCGCACTTCGTCACGAACTGGGCCACAGTGCGCGGCCCCATTCCTCCCCAGTAGGCGTTCCAGCTCTTGTCCCAGCAGTTGATTGTGATTTTTCCCTGCGCTGCCTGGTAGCCAGGGTTGCCTTCAATTGGGCAGTCACGGCGGCCGAAGTCTTCGAGAAAAACGGTTATAGGATCAAGTCGCGGCACGTCCGAGATCACCAATTTGGTGACGGTGCTTGTTTCGATCTTCATGGCAATCTCCAGGCATGCGCCGCCCTCCGTGTCTGGTGGTGGCAAATTGGTATTGAATAAGGTATGAAGGGCGATAGGAGAGTGTTCTTCAAACTCTAATCACTATTACAGGGGATGATTTAATGGAATTCATGCGTAAAGAGGGATTTTTGCTGGCATTGCTTTCAATAGCCTCCTTTTGGGTTTGCTATATGTATGAAACGGGTTATGCAGATACTTTTGGGATATCCCACGAGCTGATTGATGTTGATCTGAAAGCAATGGTGATAGGCATTGCTGTCGTGGTGTTATCTTTAGTGCCTTTAGTCGGCTATTGCTACGTAATGTTTAAGCTTGGCTCGACGAAAAGTCGCCACAGTAGATGGTTTGCTATCAAGATGGTCATGCCATTGCCGATGCTTATGTGCCTTTATGTTAGCGGCTTCACATCGCTATTGATCTGGGTAGGCCTGGCATTTGCGGTGTTTTTTTCTACTATATCAGTCATCGTGGTAGCCATTAAGGCTCGGAAGATTGGCTGGATGAATGCTCTGGCAGCTGCGGCGGACTCAGAAGGCATTCAAGAACGGAATGGAGAGCGCACGCCCTCGGGAGATCCCACTATTTGGCATGGTTTTTTTGGTTTGGTTATGGCGTTTTTCATGGTTGTGATGGTTTCTCTAATTATTAGGGGAGTTGGAATAGGTGTTGCCAACACTAAAGTAGCATATCCATCATTTACTATGGATGGAAAAGTTTACGCTGTGCTTTCTAATTACGGTGATCGATTTGTACTGGGCGGGGTAGACGAGGGTCACTACAATGGAAATACTTATGTTATACCTAAGAATTCAGATAAGATTATTAATCTAAAACTGGTTAGATATAAAGGTTTTTTAAAATGAATTCTGTACTCCGTTCAATGGTGCTCATGTTTGGAATGACAATCCTGCTGCCTCGCATGCACCAGCACGCGATTATCGAGCAAGCGTGCGCTGCAGTGAGGCGTGACGAAATAAGTGTATTCAGTGTTTGTCCGTAGCGAATTGGTTGGGGGTGAGCTATAGATGATGACCGGCATAGGGCCGGCTCAAGGAGTGATCATGAACAGTCAGCCAGAAGAGTCAGACCAAGTTCGCCGCAACGGAATACTCGGCAGGGCCATCGGCCTGGATGCTTGGGAGGTCGCTCAATACGTCACGAACATCCAGAGGCATGATTCTGGCAGCGGGTACACGGTTCACTTTTCAATCGAGACCCCAGATCAGGTTCGGAAAAAAGTAGAGGGGTTGGATGCCGCGCTTTTCATCCATACAGGCCCTATCGACTTCGAAGGCTCACAGAAGAATCCTGAATAATCAGGTCATCTCCCTCCGTGTCCTATGGTGGCAAATTGGCTGGGGAGGTGAGCTACAGTTATGTAACAACTATTAAAATTTTCTTGGGGGAATGTTGTACATGGATGGAATAACCTATATTCAGAACCATACTTCTAATATGTCAAGGCGTTTGATTTGTGAGACATGTAAAATCGATCAGAAGCACATAGTTCTGACCTCGGTTCGTAAAAGAGACGAATATGACTTGATTTTTGCTATTACTGAGTATGAAGTTGTTCAGTGTCAGAATTGCGATGATATATCTTTTCGTAAGGAGTCATCTAATTCCGAAGAGTATCATTATGATCTTGAACTTGATAGGAATGTTCATTATGTGGATGTGGCGGTTTATCCATACAGAACTGCTGGGCGATTCAAACTGAAAGGTGTGAGTATTTTGCCAATAAAAGTCAAGGCCGCCTACGAGGAGCTAATTCAGGCGCTTAATGGTGGTCAAAAAATTTTGGCGGGGCTTGGTGTTCGTGTCCTAATCGAGATGATATGCAAGGATAAAAAAGCCGAAGGTGAAAATTTGTACAAGAAAATTGATAATCTAGTCAGTCTAGGGGTTTTGACTCCGTCAGGTTCTTATATTCTGCACAAGCTTCGCTCCATGGGAAATGACTCAGCTCATGATGCGCATGTGAGCAGCGCAGATCAACTTAATTTGGCGATGGATGTTGTAGATAACCTCTTGGATAGCGTGTACGTTCATCCTAAACTTGCAAGCTCGGTTTTTCCAGAAGATAAAAGTTGATATTCTGAAGCTCCCCGACTTTTGATGCATCAGTCGGGGCGCTGGTAATTTATTTTTATGCAGAGAAGCTGCCTAACGCCAGTTGAGCTGCATCGCCCACCTTCGCTTCAAGCACCGACTTGAACTCTTGTGCGATCTCTTCGCGCTGCACGTCCTCGCCGACCCAACGCAGCTTCAACACCGGCTGTGCGCCGCTGGTGATGACCGAGATTCGCAGGATGGTCTCGCGCAGTTGCAGGCCTTCAAACGGCACTGCCGAGAAGATCAGCGACGTGGGCAAGGTTTCCTTGCTGGTCGCCTCGATGGCATCCATTGCGCTGCGACTGGCGCGTGTCTCGCTGACGGTGTGATCGCTTTCCGACGATGCCTTGACCGTGATGGTGCGCACGGCTGCGATGGCTTTGGCCAACGGGATGTTCTGCAGCTCATCACCGACCGCCGACAGCGTGCTGTGCCAGTCTTCAATCCAGTCGCTCATATCCTTCTGCGACATGGCCCGGCCACTGATGGCCTGCACGGCCTGGTAGGCAGCAGTGGGTTTGAGCTTCAGCACGGCACGGTCATCTGCGTGGCCTGGCACTTCCTCGTTGCCTAGGTTGAACAGCACCGAACAGGTCATTTCGTCCTGATTGATGAAGCCTTTTGCGTCGGCGACCGCCCGGTCGGACACGTATTTGGCGAAGTCCGCCAGGGAGTTGGTGGAGAAGGTGCCACGGAAGCGGCTGCGGCCTGCGCCGAATTGCTCAAGGTTCACGATCTTCGCGCCTTCCGGCAGAACGATGGTTGGCACGGTGGTGCCCAGGTCTTTGCCTTGGGCGATCAGCGCGTCATCGATGATCAGTTGAATTGCTTCTTTCGTGAGGGACATATTTCAGTTCTCGTGGTGGGGAGCGATTAGGAGCGGGGAACGATGGGTGCCTGGTCACGCGTGAACAGCTGGTCATGCTTTTCGGCGAACAGCGTGATGTTGCCGCCGGAGCCGACGTGCATCGGAGTATCAAGGCTGGTGTTCTCGCTGCGGGTGCCGCGCTTGGTCGGCACTTTGTAGTCGAGCTTGTGCTTGATCTTCACTTGGCTCGACTCGCCGATCTGGGTGAAATCCAGAGTGATGACCAGCTTTCCAGCCTTGCCGTGGTCAACCACACCGGCAGCAACTTCGGAAAGGGCGTGGCCGATCTGACTGGCGAAAGCGCCGCCATTCAGTTCGTTGAGGAATTCGGTGGTATCTGTCGCTTTCGACATAGCTTTGGCTCCGTGGGCGTTATTCCACTGGGTGGGATATTGAGTTGAAGGGGGCGGCGGCGATGGTTGGCGCGGGACTGCATGCGCCTCACTTGCGGCGAATCCTGTGCAGCGGGTAATCAATGGCAAAGTCTTTGAGCAGGCGCTCCATCAGCGTGCTGCTGATTCCTATGAGGTCTTTTGCGGCTTTGCGCGAAAGGCCGCGGTCCCTCGCTTCCTTGATGCGCAGCACGTTCAAAGCATCCGTTACCGGATCTATGCGCGCGGCCTTCACACACGCAAGGCTTGGGCTTGGATCGAAGGGCTTGTACTCAAACCTGTGCTCGGAGGCGATCTTGCGGAGCATGTGGTGGCTGACTCCGGTTTTGCGGCCCACGTCGGTGATGGTGGTTGTCTGCGCCATGTGCCGGATCTGTGCGACCACCTCATCGCTGACGTGGCCCCGTGGCAGGTTTTGGGGCGATGGCGGTGGCGCAGCTGCGCGTATCGCTTCCTTGGTCCGGCGGTGCGGCTCAGGCGGTCGCGCAGTCGTTACGGACATGCGGCCATAGCGCTTCGGCTCTGGCCTGACCGGGAAGCCCTTGAGCGTGCCGATCACGCCGCCGCGCTTGAGGAATTCGGCCACTTCCGCCTCGAGCACTGCTGACCGTTCTTTGTTGCGCTGAATCGTGCTCAGCTCTGGACTGATCATCAGCTGACACCGTACAGCGCGAACAGCGCCAGGCCGGTGGCGATGGCGGCAGTCCAGCGCAGCATGTACGACGCGAAAGACGGCTGGCGCACGGGCGTGACTTCAAGGTGCGATGCCGCTTTGCACGCTGCGCCGTGGCCTTGATGAACCGCCCGCACAAGGCCGGTGGAACGCTCAACGATGCCGAACTCGTTGTTGCCGTTCGGAATCACGGTGAAGCGCGGCAGGGCCGCCGGGTTGCGCCGGCCGACCTTGTCGTAAAACTCGGCAGTGGAAAGGTTGCAGCGTTGGCGCAGGCCTTCGAGGATTGCACGACGCTGGCTGATTGAGTGGTGCATATGAGGCTCCTTGACCGCATTGGTCAGATACCAGGCGCGGGTGACCAAACCCAGCCGTGAGACTGGCCTGGCACCTGCCGATGCGGTCGTTTTGATTTGGGGGAGGGTGATACAGATGGCCGGTGCCAATCCCGGCATTCACTGTTTTCGGGGAAGACCCCCTAAGCTTTGTGCGGCACGACGGGCCTGCGCATGGCGGCGCAATTCATCTGCTCTGTTGCGGTGATGCAGGGGGCCGATTTAACGGTTTGAACTCTTCCGCATCGGAGATTGATCGGAACACCAGGGCGCAACCCCTGCTTGGTTCCCGCCGCGTTTCTGGTATTGGCCGGCAAATCCGGCTCAGGACTTTTCCGGGGCTTTGCGATCCTAGCGCTGCAGCCCGCTTGGGCACGCTCCGATCAATCTCCGATGCGGGCTGGTCAGCGTTCAAGCGTTCCAGGCGTTCGGGCAGTTTTCGTCAGGCTGACGCTGGCGCTGGTTGTTCAGTGAAAGACGACGGCCCCGCCATCGGCAGCAGCGTCAAAGGCGGCGCGCCACTCCTGATATTTTTCCCAGAAATAGCCTCCGACCGATTCAGCTCGTTCTGCGAACTCCGCGTAATCCTTTGCCAGCTTCGCGCTGACAACTGGGCCGATCGTGCCCTCGCAGTCGCTGAACTGAATTTGCTCGAAGAAGGGACCCGACCCGGCAGCCCAAGCGCCAGCGTCGTAACCCTCTGCCTTTTTTCCGTAGTGCGTGTCGTATTCAGTTAGCGGATACCCGGCCATCTGAGCCAGCTCGTTCCGCCAGCGGTTGTAGCCGCCGTAACCGCCAGCGCAAAGCCCGTCCCCGTGCCCACCAATCCGGTAAACCATATCCGGCTTCAAACCTTCCATTCGCCCTGGAAAGTCAGGATTGTCGTAGAACTCGCGGTGGGTATCGTAATCTGCCAGATTGCCGTCGCTATCGCGCGCCGCCTCTGGCGACTCGGCCAGTTTTCGAAAGACTGAAATATCCAAACCCATTGCATTGCCCTCGGTTGATTTCCCGTCTGGCCCTGTCGCCAAGGCCAGCCAGTGAAATCGCCAACCTGACGCTGGCTGTTCAGTCGCTGCTGGAGCTGGATGAGCTGCTTTCGCTCGATGAGCAACTCGAGCTGTCGCTTGAACTGCTGTAACTGTCGCTGCTGCTGTGGCCGCTGCAGTGAGAGCGCGACGGCGTATCGCTGTGGCTGTAGATCGTAGTGTTGAGTGGGTTCAGCGGATGCAGAGGTGAGCTGATTGGGTCTTCAGTTGTGCGGCGTTCGGTTGCTGTTGTCGGTTTGGGTGAGCTTCCGCGCCGTATCGGGGCGGGAGACGCAGGTGCCGCAATCGGCGCTGTTCTCGCTGTTTTGGTGGGTGGCGTTCTTGCCGGTGCGTTGCGGGGCGGTTGCGCTGATGTTGCGGAGGCCTTTCGGCGGAAGAGCCAGGCGAAGAATTTGAACATGCTGTTGCCCTCGGTTGATTTCCCGTCAGCCCCTCGTGAGAAGGGCTACCAGTGAAATCAAATAAACGCCGTCAGGGTTTTGGAACCATCGGTGTGCACCGTGGCGAGGTGCATTGTTGATCTTGTTCTGTGGCCACGGATGAGCGCATTCGCCTGCATAAACGATGGGTTTGGATCGCCGTTTTCATCTGGGATAAGGCTGCTGCAGATCAATCCGGAGCAGTCCTCGCCATTCGGGCCTTCGCCGTCATGAGCAATGTCAAAGCTGGCTATCATTGCGATGCCTTTTGCTTTGCAGATATCAATGATCTGCAACATCAGAGGGCTGATCTGATCGTCGTAAACCTGTTCTTTGTTCATGTTTGCTCCTGATAGTTGGATTGATGCTCAGCAGATCGCAGCCACTGGCCGGATCTTGTCCGAACCCTTTCGGCTGATCTTTTGTTCGTAACCGCCCCGGCGTGACTCGGGGGCTCTGCGCTCGCGCTTCATCGATTCATCGCCCAGCACCGCGTGCAGAACGATCACCGACATAAACATGAGGCAGAGCGGGGAAATGATCTGGCGGCGCATGGCCTCGGCGATCATCGCTGTCTGGCGATTGACGCCCAGCTTGAACATGGCGACCGACAGCCGCTTAACGACGGTGCCCGGCGCGATGCCGAACGTGCGGGCGATTTCCTTGGCGGTGCAGCCTTGGGCTGCTGACAACAAAAACTGCAACTCTCGCGGCGCAAGACCACGGCCGAGGTGGCCTCTCCATGCCCCACATACGATGGTGGTGTCCATTACGTTTTACTCGGTGGTTGTCATCCCAAAGCACCCGGCAAGCCAGGTGCTTTGGTGATGATGTGCACCGCGACCCGCTACTGGCGTCGGTCGCGGCTTGCCGCGTCAGCGGTGTTGGCCAGCTGCCCGCTGTTGATTGCAGGGCTGGCCGATCGTCTTCGTTGGTTGGCGGTGAGCTTCCTCCCCAGGGCGTCAATCAACATCTGTGTCTGTTCGCCGTGGATCACAGGTCCCTACAACATGCACGCTGCAGCTCGTTTGCCCGGTTAGGTGGGCAGGGTGCATGAGGTCCGGCACCCCTCATTGCCGAAGCTCGGGGCGCTAATTCATTGGGTATTTCAGTGATGCTTTCCGTTTTCGTTTCTGTCTTTCCAGCAAACCTTTCGCGCCGGGTAATCGTGCGCGGTAGCAGACTGTGTTTCGTGCTGTTCCCTGAACTCAACGGCCATCTGGCGTCAGGGGTTGTCTTTGGCGATGTTAAAGAACGGGTCGCTGCGGTTGATCGCTGCGATGAGCTAACTATCACGTATTGTGTTTATGTGGTCAACACGAAATGTGATTTATTTTCGTACGCTCACAAAAAACCCGCTCAATGGCGGGCTTGGGTTGGAGCAGAATGGCGTGTAGAGCGCTGGATGGCAGGGCCAATTGTCACTGTTTAGGCAAAGCGCCAGCACAATTCAATATCCCGGCTACACTCCGCGGAATGTAGGTCCTAGGAATTCTCCTGGCCTGCGACAAGGACGGTCCGAATGACTTCCAGCATGGATCTGAGGCCTATCATTGAGGCTGCTTTTTTGCCGATGACGTGCGTATGCGATTTCGCCCAGTGTGGCTCAATGACGATCCGGATATCCGACCCAGCCAGCGAGGCGGAAGAGTTCACTGTGACAGGCATCGACACGACGGCACTGGTCACGATCCGCGACATCGTTGGGCTGATACTTGAGGTGAAGGGGGAGATGAGACTGAGACTGCTTGCGTCTGATCGGCAGGAGAGGGTGCGAAAGGCTTAGAACGAAAAAGCCCGGCGCTGAGGCCGGGCTCCTGTTACTTACAGCTCCCACCTTTATGGTGAGAGCCAGTACCGCCAGTTGGATGCGTGCCCTTTGGGCATGCCGAGGCGGAGACTGAAACAACTGAAAGTAGTGCGATCAGGCCAGCGATAGCTATCTTTTTCATAGAGCCTCCTTGCACTGCGAGATGCAGTACAAGGCTATCGGCGTGAGCAAAGCGTTCTTGAAGAAAGTCCGGCGCTAGGCCGGGCTGAAGAATTTATGCAGCGTCTAAATCTCCTTCAGGAGTATTCTTACGCCATTCTATATCGTCAGTGAAATCCATTGGAATGGTAATTGGTGTCTCGGTAGGGTTAACACTGTTCCAATGGTCTGCGTCCAGCGTAAGCTGAAGACCGTCACCAACCATTTGCTCCCGTCGATTGATAAGCGACTTTTGGATAACTCTACGCGGGGCCTCATCGATATCCACCCAGAATGTCAGCTGAGCATTTCCTTGCGTGGATGTTACAGCATGGTTTGCTCGGTACGGTCTACCTGTATCTTTGTCCCGCCGAATTTCCTGCCGAGCGGCCTTCGAGAATTGTTTTGCCAGCGCATCCATCGGATTTGTCGGCGCTGGCAGAGACCAGCCTTTGCGTACGGCGAACTCTGCAACTTTGTGCATGTCTACTTCTTTTTCGCCGGTCTCATCTTTGTAGTGACGAATCAATCGCTGCATCATTTGAACTTTGTTAGTCATATTAAACCTCGGCTAAACTCCTACCGGAGCAATATCGCCCCAACCATCGACGATTGCGCTGGGAGTAACAAATGAGCGCACTTTAACAAGATGCGACCGAAAGCGATCGTATCGATTTGTTCTGTACTGAAGTTGCCCTGCAATCAGTCCCGGATGGACTCCAATAGTTTTAGCGAATCCCAATATATCGCGCTCGGCAAAGTAAGGCGCCTTTCTCGCTATAAACCCGTCCATAAGCTTTTGAGAAACGCAAAATTCCGAAGCTGCTAGGTTAGCGACCCGTTCCTCCTCAGGAATACCATCACCGGAGCCGGCCCGTTCACCCTCGAGGTTGCTATCAAGAATTGGGGCCGCTTTTCCATGCCCGCATATAACATGTTCAAGTTCATGCCTAAGAACAAACCAAAAGTTGTCAATTCGGTCATGCCTTAAGGACATGCCTATTACGGGCGATCTATCGTCAAGCCAAAGGCATGCCCCATCAATCTTAGCTGAAGGAAGGCATTCTACTATTACAAATCTTATACCGCACTCGGCAAGAATTCTCGGAACCTTTCTAGTTTCTTCCGGGGATGGCATTATAGTTTTAAGTTGCGCTATAGCAGACTTAACGCTTGCTGGAGAGTATTTAGGAACAAGCATTTCGCTGGAAATTGTTCTTACCCTATGCAGCCATGCCAGCTGAACCAAAGTTACGTCCGAAAATGCATCTGTTTTCTTTGCTGCATGCGGTAGAACCTGAATCTCTTCTGAGGAGTTAACACCAAAGAATTTGATTAGCTCTGCCTCAACAACGGAAACGTCCCTCACATCGTCGGCTTGAATCCATCCCCGTTTTATCATTTCCGATATCGGAAGCCCGCCAAAGATACTGGCACGAGTTGCCCGTTTTGGGTCAGGTCGGCTCGTTATGCGAGCCATTGCCAAGTCGTAGGATTTCTGTAACGCGAGAAAATCTTCTGCAGGAACAGCAAAAAGCTCCTCAAGCAAAATGGACATTTCGGCCGTTACTGGTCTCTTATCGGACGTGAGGCGGTTAACACTGGTCTCGTCAATCCCGAGGACGATCGCCAGTACGCGTTTTGTCCAGCCCTTTGAGGCTAGGAGGGCTGTGATCAGCTGCCCTGGGGATTTGTATTCTGCTTTAGGTTCGTTCATGGCTGGCAGGATATGGCGACTTGCGCAAAATCGCAAGTTGAGAGTTGGAAAACTACGATTTAGTCTCCGCAGCGCAGGACCTTTCCCGTCTTCACCGCATCCGGATACCATAGAAGTGGTTCAGCACTATCACATCAACCACAGCCACGAAAACGCACAATACGACGAAACCCGGACTGAAGACCCGCTTGCGGCCGGATGATCCTCCGCCCAGCCAGGCCGAGTCGGACGCGCCAGGAATCAGCATGAGTAACGCCAGCCAGGCAATGATCCTCGCCTTGCTCCGGAAAACCTGTTCTCGCCATGCGCTCATCACTTTAGCAAATTAAAGCTAGGGCAATTCATTGCACGATGGCGTCGCATAAGCGCTGGATACACCGACTCATCGTAAGCCGGGAAGCCAGGGCCGGGGTCTGTGCGCTGGGCGTCGTGAAGCACGTCGTCTATAAAGGCTGATCTGGCGAGATCCTGAACTGCCCGACATTGCTCAACTCGCTCGGCTTCCGTCGCCGGCATTGGGAGTGCTTCGATTTTCTTTTCGTATTCAGTTTTTGGCTTGCTGGCGCAGCTTGAGACAATAAAGGAAACGACTATCAGGACCGAAACTCTAAAGACATTCATTTTACATTCCATAATGATGAACCAGATGACCCGGCTACTCAGATCGTTCCCGTACAATCCGTCCTTGCCTAACCTCATCTACATACCCAGCCAGCTTGTCCTCGTCGGCCTGGAAAAAAATGATCATCTTCAGGACGGCTTGGGCATCAGCCTCGTTACCCGCCAGGCTCAATCGCTCGACGATCCGCAGCAACTCCACGGCTGACCATCTGAAGTCGGAAGGAAGCCTTGAAGGTCGCACGCCAAGTCTGGGTTCGATGTCGTCAGCCCATCACAGGCACTCCTACAAATCCCCGCTGCACCGCCCACGCCGCTCACGATCCGCCCCGCCGTCATGTGATCCGCAGCTTTATCCGCCTAAGGTTTCACTTGGTTAGAGGAGCTTTTGCTCGACCAGCGCCCCTGATCTGGAGCGTCCATCTCAGCTTTACTACAGCCTAAACGTCTGGCTCTCTCCGAAATAGCCCAAATATAGCCGCCCCAATCCAGTGGATGGCCCTGCATCTTGAACAGCTTGGGAAGACTCAGAAGCGTTTGGGTTGTCCCTGCGCACTCCCACAATCGCTGTTGCTCCGAAGTCGGCATGGGTCTGTCCAGTATGGCCTGCGCCGCATCGTCAAGTTTAGGAGGGGTTTTTGAGGCGCATCCGGCCAATGCAACCGCCAGTATGATTAGAGCTATTCGCATATTGATTCCTTTCTAAACAATGACTCGCAGGCGTCGGGCACGCTGCCCCGGGAGATACCTGTTACGCCATTTTCTTTAAATAATTCAAATGAACTTCGTCAGTGCCATGACCACCACACCAATAATGCGGCAGTCCTCTGCGCACTGAAAGGTAGGGTAGGCAGGGTTCAGCGGCTTCAGGTATCTGATCCCGCCATCCTCAACCAGCTTCTTGAAGGTTGCCTCATTGCTGCCTGCCAGCTTCGCGATCACCAGTTTGCCTGGGCGGACATCAGCCTCTGTGTCGACCAATATCTGGGAACCTTCAGGAACAGAAGGGGCGGACTGTGCAGTCATAGAGTCGCCTTTGACCTCCAGCCAAAAAGCAGGCCCTTTTGCCTTGTAATCTGAAACTTCGTATCGATCTGAGAACCCGTCTGGAAACGGCTGCACTGCTTCCGACCAGGTGCCGGCAGTTACCCAGCTCACGACCGGGTAGCTGTACATCTGCGCAGGCTGGGGGATCATCGCGACGTTGGAGGATTCGCTGATCGATCCTTTGGATAACGCGAAGTCTTCTCCGATGAGCAACACCCCATAGGGAACGCCTAGCGCTTTTGCCATCACCTCAATATCCCCGAGCGTAGGCTCCCGCGTTCCCGACTCGTAGTTTCCCACGCGGGATTGAGAGCTCCAGCCACAAAGCTTGGCAAGCGCGGCTTGAGATTTTCCAGCGGCATTGCGCAAGCGCTGCAGCCTTTGTCCAAGAGATTCATTCATAACGCGGGATTCTAAACACGATATGAAATACCCGTTCTCACTTATTGTGTTTGCCATTAACACGATACGTGTTTATCCTGAAAATAATTATGGAGGAAATCACATGAACCACGTCCGCATGATCCGTGAGGGGGCTGGCATTACCCAAGCATCGCTGCGCCGGGCGCTCGGCTGGAATCAATCTCGCCTGGCCAACTACGAATCTGGGCTAAGAAGCCCCGGCCTCAGCGAGGCAAGGTTGATTGTGCTCGCCCTGAATGAGCTGGGCGCTCTTTGTGTTCTGGACCAGGTTTTCCCTCCTGACAAACAGAACCTCTCAGCAGCCTGAGATGAATTATTGGCTCAACCGGGAAGGGCAGGTAGTACAGCGGATGGGCTGTTGATTCATCCAGTACCAAATCCCAGACGAAAAAAAGCCGGTGGCTAGACCGGCTTCTTCAACAACAAACAACGTGAGGTAGCAGGATTATGCACACGACACCATTCTCATGCAATACCGGCCACGCTGCCGCACCCGGATCTGGCGAGCACCAAGCCCTGACGCGTCAGGTAATGTCGTCCCGCGAGATTGCAGGGCTGACTGGTAAGCAGCACAAGAACGTCAAGCGTGACGTCATGACCATGCTCGCCGAGTTGAAAATAGATGCGCTCAGTTTTGAGCACACCTATCTGGACGGGCAGAACCGCAAGCAGACCGAGTACATGCTCGACCGCGAGCACACGGACTGCCTGCTGACCGGCTACAGCGCCGAGTTGCGCATGAAAGTGATTGTGCGCTGGCGGGAGCTGGAAGGTCAGTTGATCGGTCGGCTGCGTATCCCGACCTCATTCGCCGAAGCTCTCCGGCTGGCTGCTGATCAGGTCGAACAGAACCGCAAATTGCAGTTCGTCATCGACAAACAGGCTCCGAAGGTTGCAGCCATCAATCGCCTGGCCAGCGCCGGCGGTGCGATCTGCATCACCGATGCTGCCAAGCAACTGCAACTTGCTCCGTCAACGCTCTTTGCGTGGCTGCACCAGCACCGGTGGATATTCCGGCGGGGCGGTTCTGGTCGTTGGACCGCATACCAGCCCCGCATCACAACCGGCGTGATGGTGCACAAGATAACTGCCCTCAAGCCCGATCCAGACACAGGCGCAGATCGCGCTGCATTTGATCCCCTCATCACAACCAAAGGCTTGGCATTGCTGGCTGAACAGAATATTGGAGCGTCTGCGTGAGCGTTCAAGCAATGGCGTGGGCGCTACAAATCCCGCGCACAACTCTTTCCGATTCAAGCGCGCGCCATGTCCTGCTGTGCCTGGCGAACTACGCCGGTACCGATGGGCGTGGGGCGTTTCCCTCTGCAACGACACTGAGCGAAGACACCGGACTTTCCGAGCGAACCGTGCGTTCCAAGCTCGAGCTGCTGCGGGCGTCTGAACTGATCGTTCCAGGCAATCAGGCGTTGGCCGCCGTGTACATCGAGCGCCATGACCGCCGCCCAGTCGTCTATGACTTGCCAATAAAACGGGGTGCAATTCCTGCACCCCGCACTGAACGGGGTGCAGATGACGGCACGGGGTGCAAACCACAGCAGAGCGGGGTGCAGAATTCGACCGAACGGGGTGCGAAATCTGCACCCAATCCGTCACTTAACCATCAATTAACCGAACAGCAGCAGCCGCGCGAGATTTCGGACGTGATCGCTGATCAGGACAAGCAGGCCCAGGAATCGACCGATGATCGCCAGCGCTTCGCAATGTTCGCCGACTGGGCCCCGGACAGCCGCTACCTGATCGCCCAGGCCCAGATCGCTGGCGTGAAGCCGACCGATATCCCTGATGCGCTGATCAAGGGCTTCATGGGTTGGTTCGTTGCCAAGCCCAACACGGTGGACACGGCGGCAGGTTGGTGCCACCGCCTCGTGGTCTGGTTCGTGAAGGAACGGGCCGGCGGCACTTTGCCCGCAGCGGACGAGGAACCAGCAGCAACCGGCGGCTGGGCGTCCAAGGGGGTGATCCTATGAGCGGCCCTGTTCGAGCTGGCTATCTGGTCCAGAACCGGACAACCGATCCAGCCTATTGCCCAGCGCCAGCCGTCCCGGTCGAGATTGACCCGGCAACGGAACAGGTTATCGATGAGCTGTTTCTCCGGCTGCAAGGGGCGTGCGGCGCGTGGCGGCAGTCATGGCCCAACCAGAAAATCATGGATGCTTCGAAGCTCGAGTGGTTGGCCGAGTTCATGCGCTCCGGGATCACCTCGATGGATCAGTTGCGCCACGGTATGCGCATGGTCAGCGCCAGCAAATCGGCATTCGTGCCCGCTCCGGGTGTGTTCGTCAGCTGGTGTTTTGCTCCGGAAGGGCTGGGCCTGCCCAGCGTTGAGGTCGCTTATTCCCAAGCTTTGCGCAACTCGCACCCAGGCATGGAAGGGCGTGGTAAGTGGTTCCACCCGGCGGTCTACCACGCCACGGCTGCCGCTGGGTTTTTGAGTCTGCAGACTCTTCCTCGCGAACTGGGCGTGACCCGGTTTGAGCAAAAGTATCTCGAGCAATGCCGGAAGATCTGGCATGGCGAAGAGTTACCGCCCGTGCCGGTCGCACAGCTTGCAGCACCGGGCAAATCCATCACCCCAGAGGTGGGAAACCAAGCACTGGCCGATCTTCGCGCCAGGCGCAGCGGGGAAACGCAATGAGCGTTAGACGTCTGGCCATTCCTGAAATCGAAACCTACCGGTACGCGGTGTTCTGCTGCTCATTCAAGGTTGACCTGAGTTCGACACCTGACCATGCGTTGGCCTTGTTCGTTGACGTGGCTATGGCCAGGCGCTACGGGGCCTGGATGTGGCCGAACACCTTTGAAGTCGTTGATGTGGTCACGGGACAGCCGATATGCGCATGACCTCGAAGAAGCTCAGAGCCTCGGCCAGAGGCCAGGACTGCACAGTTCGAATCCCAACAATCTGCAACTACAACCCGGAAACGACCGTGCTTGCGCATTTGCCATGCGGCCAGAAGGGAATGGGCATGAAGGGCTTCGACACTGTCGCGGTGTACGCCTGCTGCGCCTGTCATGACGTCATCGACGGACGGGCCAATGGTGATATCGATTGGCAAGACGTGCCGCGCGCCATCGCCGAAACCCATGAAGCCCTCATCAGGGCAGGAATTCTCACCGTCAAGGGGGTCGCATGACTGATCTGATGCTGCCGTGGCCACCCAAGGTGCTCAGCCCAAATGCTCGGACGCACTGGGCCACCAAAAGCCGAGCCGCGAAAGCGTACCGCAACACCTGTTTTCTGCTTTGCCGTCAGGCTGCATTTCCAGTGCCCGCGGGCCGTGCACTGCTTTCGCTCGAGTTCATACCTCCTGATCGCCGACGTCGGGACGATGACAACTGCATCGCGGCCTTCAAGTCCGGCCGTGACGGCGTAGCGCAGGCACTGGGCATTGACGACAGTAGGTTCGTCACCCAGTTGCAGATCAGCGCCGAAACCGTCAAGGGCGGCGCTGTGCGCGTGAGCATTTCTGATTACGTAGAGGCAACAGCATGAGCCAAACCCTGCTCACTTCGTTCTCGGACGCTGAAATCCGGCGGCAGGCTGGCAACTCGGACGTGCGCGACCTGCGCGACGCTCGTTACCCGGGCGTTTACTTCCGGTTTCACCAGAACCGGGAGCGGGGCACCTGGCACCTGGTGGTGGGCAAGAAGTGGGAGAAGATCGCCGGTTTCCCAGAGCTGCCGGTGAAAGGGCTGATCAACGCTCTGCCGAAGATCCGGGAGCGCCTTGCGACTGACCCGAAGGCTTCCGCCGCCGCCGGCACGCTGCAGACCGTTGGCCAGTTGCTGGAGTGGTTTATGGTCCGCCAGTCCACCGAGCGCAGTCTTTCGGCAAAGCGCCGCGCCACCAACACCTCGATCATCACCTGCCATCTCAAGCCGCGTCTGTCCGAACTGCTCATTGCCGACGTGGACCGGTCCACTTTGGACAAGCTGGTGATGTGGCCGATGCAGGCCGAAATGTCGCTGTCCTACGTCAGGCTGATGTGGGGTGTGCTGGTGGTCGCTTTCCGTCAGGCCGAGAAGCTGCGCCTGATCGCCCAGAACCCAGTCGCCGGGGTCAAGTTCACCGACTTCACCAAGGCCCGCATCCTGCCGAAACCATCGCGCCTGCGTGCCGTTCAGCTGGAAGAGGTACTGGGCGAGCTTGCCATCGGGTTCGACCAGCACCCGCAGGACTGCATGTTGGCCTTGATGATGCTGTGTCACGGCACCCGTGCTGGCGAGACAAGGCAAGCCCGGTGGTCGCATCTGACGCTGGGTGAGCAGGGCGAGTGGTTCATTCCAGCAGAGAACACCAAAACGCGCTGTGAGCATCGGCTACCGCTGACCCATCAAGCCTGCGCGCTGCTGGAACGGTACAAGGCCTGGCAATCGTCGAGGGGCTACAAGGGTGCCTACATGTTCCCGGCTCGCAACCGTGGCCCGATCAGCGACAGCCAGGCATGTGCCGTATTCGCTCGCCTGGGCAAGGGTGAGTGGACAAGCCATGACCTGCGCAAAGTGGCCCGGACCGGCTGGACTGATCTTGGCGTCGACTTCCTGATTGGCGAGATGCTGGTGAACCACACGCTGACCCGCAACGTGCAGACCTATATCCACACCTCGGCTGAGCTGCTCAAGCGTGAGGCGCTGAACAAGTGGCACGAATGGTTAGACGGGAAAGGCTTTAGCCGCATTCACCGCTCGACCCTGACTAGAAACGAAAATTCGCAGAATGCCGTCGAGGCCAACACCGGCGCGGCTTCCAGCCCAATCACGAATCCATAAAAGGCGAGGTTTAAAAATGGCATTTCATCATGCGCTTGCCTGCAAATCCTGCAATGCGATCAGCCACATCGACCGTCACCGGGCAGACTTCTACAACTCATTTGAGAACCTGAAACTCTGCGGGCATTGCGGCAAAAGACAGGGCTGGCGGGACACGGTAGTGATCTGGGTGCCTGCCGGGCGGTGGTTCAACCCTTTGAGCTGGGGACGTGGCGAATGGATCGAGTGAACACCATGAAGAAGAGTCACGGCCCAGCCTTCCGTGCTGCCCAACTGGACTTGTCCCAGTGCCCTGCCTGCCGAGGCCGAGCTGTGATCAAGGGTGTTTTCCATGACCTGGCATGCGCGCAGTGCGACGCCTCGGGCTGGGTTGCCGCTGAGACAGGTCAGGCGCTGCCGCTGGAAGTGTTGGTGACGCAGCTGAGCATGCGCCTGCAGGCCGCTGACCGACAGATCGAACAACTGAAGCGCCCTGCCCAGATGACTGGACCTGCCGCCATTTATAACCAGAACAACCGCCGCGGTGCCGGTGGAACGAATTACACAGGGGATTGACCGTGAAAAAACGTACATATGTCGACAAGCCGTTGGGCGATACCGAATACCTGCTTGAAAACTGGGGCTCCTGGCGGATGTCTGGCATGGGCGTGCCGCGCTACGTCTCCCCGCTGGCCGCGATGATGAACCAGTGCTGCCCAGAGCCGAGCGCCACGACTTATGTGATCACTGACGATACGGCGATGCTGGTCGATGCCACTATTGCCAGGCTGATCGTGCGCAACCAGCAGATGGGTGACTTCATCTGGTGGTACTTCGGCTCTAAGTGGACGATGGTCCGGATTGCCGAGACTCACAAAATGTCGGAGCGATCTGCGCGCGAGGTGATACGCCAGGGAGTTGCATGGATTGACGGTGCGCTGGGAGATATTTCCGTAGCAGCTTAAAAAGTTCTTTCAGGCCTGATAAACACCTGTTTTCATGGCACGGTGTTTAGCTGTTCCAGCGCGGCACCACACCCAATTCTAAAGGCTCGCCATATCGGCGGGCCTTTTTCGTTTATAGATCCCGAAAGGGTTGAGACCGGACGCGCACCATGCCCGAAAAGAACCCCGACTTATGGGCGCAGGTCTGGATGGCCCTATCTAACCCACTCTGGCAGGGCGCGATCATGGCCGTCATCGTCTCACTACTGCGAATCCTCTACGACGCGAAAGAAACCAGCAAACGCCGGATCTGCTTTGAAGCGCTGATCTGTGGTGCGTTGAGCCTGGTTGCGTCCAGCCTGATCGAATGGATGGCCTGGCCCCCAAGCCTGTCAGTCGCTGCCGGTGGGACCATAGGCTTTCTTGGCGTTACCGCCATACGCGAACTGGTGACGCGGTTCATTGGCCGCAAGGTGGACATCACATGAAGGCTATCGCCGCTGCAATCATCATCGGCCTTGTGGGCCTGTTGCTTGTTGGTATCCAGCAGTACCGCGTCGTTGCCCTCAGTGGTGCCATGCAGCTGGAGACCAAGAGCAAGAACGACGCCATCGCAGCCAATAACGAGAGCCAGGCCACCATCACCACGCTGAGAGCGGAGGCCCAGCGCAACGCTGCGTATCAGAAAGACCTGAACCGGCGGATCAAGGCCAGCGAAGACAAAGCCAAAAAGGCGAGGAAAGACTTTGAAAAGCTCAAGACAGATAGCAAGCCTGTTCGTGACTGGGCTGCTCAGCCTCTGCCTGACGGCCTGCGCGGCAAAGCCGGTGCTGGTGACAAAGACATCAGCGGTAAGAATCGAACCCCCTGAGCTGATTCCCTGCGAACGCATCAACGCTGATGAGGCCGATCTGCGGCTGAACGGTGATGTGTGGGAGCTGAAAGATCAGGCCATCAAACTGCTGGATACGTGCGCTGACCAGGTTGACGCACAGATCCAGCGCAGCCAGAGCAAGTAGATAACCCCTATCCATTCACCCGCCATAGATGGCGAGCACCGAGGCAACAATCATGGCATCGAAAACCAACTCATCGAAAGCTGTATCCGCACTTGGCTACCTGGGTTTGGCTGCCATTGTGGCCGCCGGCTTCCTGTTCTATTCGCTGGCCTGACGCGCCACAAATTCAGACAC